CGGAGAACGGCGGGAGTGGCTCGCTCATCGGCTGCTCCCGATGACGAGTACGAAGTCGACGGCCATGACGCCCGGCTGGGCGAGCACAACGAACGCAAACAGGGCCGACATGGCGGCGCAGATGGTTCTCATGAGTCGCCCCCTTCCGGGGCGGGTAGCGACTTGCCTTCGTCCTTGGGGCGCCGCCTCAGGTCTTCCTCGTCACCTGCGGGCTTGTCACGCCACCACCACACGCGCTCACACAGCAACTCGACCTTGATCTCGTCCCGCTCGTACAGATCATCATCGGACTCGTCATCGAGAGCGTGCACCGACGGCGGGAACCGGTCGATACCAACAGGGCGCAGCATCACGCACCCCTGACTGAGAACGTGGGCCGACGAGACCACGGCCGGAGTCCGGTCGTAGTACACGCGCCGCCCTTGCAACTGGTCGGCGGCGGTCGTCTCCAACCGCCAGTCGATAGCCGAGTGGTGAAGCATCCGGTTCGCGATCCGGTGGATATCCAGGAGCTGGTTGAGAGGGTCCTCCCGGAGATAGCCCTCCCAGCACTGCTGGCGGGCAAGCGCGAGCGTCCACGTGCCTTCGGCGCGGATCTCGTCGCGGCCTTTCCAGTCGTTGACCTCGCGGCGGTTCGCGGTATGGAACCCGATGTCGATCTGCACGTGGTGGCCCCGGAAGTGGGACCAGTGGGTGCCGTTGCCGCTAACGTCGGCCCACCGCCAGTGGGCGTCGCGGTTGTACTCGTCCGGGGCGCCGATGGTCTCGCGGCCGATGACGCGGACACCGCCGCGTGGGGGTGCGATCTCGACGATGTGCGGGCGCCCGTCGAGGAAGAGGCGGTCGGGGACGTACCCGTCGTTGCGGTCGACCATGGGTCTGCTCCTGCGGGTTGCTTGCGGGTTGTGGGTGGCAGGGGTCAACCCGCAAGGAAAGCCCCTGCCACCGACCCCTCCGAAAGGGTCGCGAGAACCATCCTACGAATCGTAGGAATTTGGCAAGCGCAAGCTACGATTCCAAGGAGAGGCGGCGGTAGGAGGAACCCATGGCCTTCCCCAACGGCGTAGAAACGGTGACCGTCACCGCCGGAACCGCCGGATACCGCACCCTCGACGGCGAGCCCTATACCGGCACCATCACGTTCACGCCGTCCGTCTCCCGCGTCACCTCAGCCACTCACGGCGTCATCGCCCTTGGCCCCGTCAATGCCACCCTGTCCGCGTCCGGCCAGTTCACGGAGACACTCCTCGCCACCGACGCCGACGACTTCAGCCCAACCGGCTGGACATACCGCGTCGACGAAGAGTTCACCAACGCACCCGGCCGCGCTTACAACATCAGCCTCCCCGCCGCCGTCCCTACGGTCGCGCTGCCGTCCCTCGCCCCGGTCGAGTCGAGCAGCGGCACCGTCTCGGCGCCCGCCGTGCTCTCCGTCAACGGCGACACCGGCATCGTCACCGGCCTCCTCGAATCCGCGAACAACCTGTCCGACCTGGCCTCGGCAGCAACCGCCCGCACAAACCTCGGCCTCGGCACCGCCGCCGTCAGCCCGGCCACCGCGTTCGCCTCAGCCACACACGCCGCCACCCACGGCAGCGCAGGCAGCGACCCGATCACGATCGCGCAGTCCCAAGTCACCGGCCTCACCGTGGCCTTGGACGCCAAGGCAGCCACGACGTACGTCGACAGCACCTTCGCCACCCAGTCGACCGTGACCACCATCGGCGGCTTCGTCACCGACTGCCTCAACCGCGTCGCCGCCATCGAACAAGGCACCGCCTTCCTCGCCGGACTCAACGTCGACGGCAACGCGCAAGTCTCGAACGGCAACCTCACCGTCACCGACTTCGACAAGGGCTACCGCTTCCGAGTCGACGGCTCAGCACTCGACCTCGAAGCCACCGGCACCGACCTCATCATCAGCAACTGGTCCGGCGACGCCTTCAACGGCGACCAGAGGTCCTACGCACGCCTGTCCGCAGACGCCCTCAACACGCAGTGGGCAGGCAAGTTCGAATCCGTCAACGCCCTGTACGGCGCAGCGGTGCACACCCTCGACCCAACCACCGGCGTCGCATCGGTCGGCGGAAAGAACGGGCTCACCGCTGTGCGCCTGGCGGGCTTCAAGAACAGCGCCGGCGCCCCTGCGGCCGGCACGTGGGAGGCCGGTGACGTGGTCCTTGACTCGGCCGGCGCCTGGCACCTCTGCTCGGTCGGCGGCTCCCCCGGTACGTGGACGTGAGAGGCAGGATCTGATGGCAACCCAGTGCAAGCTGTACCGCGGCCTCGCGCCGCAGTTGATCCCGCCTGAGAAGTGGACGCTGCTGACGTTTGAGAAGACGATCCGCAACGACCGGTCCATGGCACGCGACCGCTGCCTGATCATGCCGCCGTTCGACGGGGACTTCGAGTGGTCGCGGAACCTGCGCTGGGCCGCGATCACCCTCCCCGACGGAGACACCAGGCCCCGGCAGTTCATGTCGCGCTTCGTGCGTGACCCGCACGGCATCCGCGACGACACCGGCGCCGACGACCGTCTAGCCACCCCAGGCCGGTCGTGGCAGACCGTCACGTGGCCGTTCTACGGCGAGGCGTACCAGCCCGTCGGCGTGGAGGTGTGGCACGACCACACCGAACCATGGGCCATCGAACACGCCCAATTCACGGCCACCACCTGGGACTACTGAGAGAAGGATCGGCCATGGCTTGGTATCCGGGCGCCACGAAGTACGAACTCCAGCCCGAGTCGGACGCGCAAGCGGCGATCCGGCCGACCCAGTTCATCGTTCACAGCATCATCGCCCCGTGGACGGCGAAGCGGGTCTACGAGTACTGGCGGGATAGCACCAACTTGGAGTCCCATTTCGGCCTCGGTTATGAGGGCGACCTCGGCCAGTTCATCGGCACGGAGACCCGAGCGGACGCGAACGCCGGCGCGAACCGGCGGGCGGACGGTACGGGCGCGGTGTCGATCGAGACGGCGTCGAACTTGCAGGGTTCGGATCCGTGGACGGCGGCGCAGGTCGAGGAGCTGACCAAGCTCGGTGTGTGGCTGCATCAGCGGCACGGGATCCCGCTTCGTGTCTGCCGTACCCACGACGATCCGGGGTTCGGCTATCACCGGCTCTTCCCCGAGTGGTCTACGTCGGGCACCTCGTGCCCTGGTGACGCGCGGGTGAAGCAGTTCAAGGAGGTCGTGTTTCCGGGCATCGTCGCCCGCGCGACTGGTTCCACCCCACCGGAGGAGGACGACGTGGCCCTGACCGCGACGGATGTGAAGACTCTCGCGAAGACGGACGGCGTGTTCACGTCGCCGGACGGCGCGGACGACACGAAGGGAAACGAGTTCTGGAGCCTGGAGTCGTACCAGCGGTACGGCTACCTCCAGGGCCGCGAGACGAAGCAGCTCATCAAGGCGCTCGGCGTGAAGGTCGACGCGCAGAACACCATGATCGACCAGCTTGTGAAGACCGTTGCCACCCTCGCCGCGAACGTCGGCGACATCGACCCGGCCGCGATCGTCGCCGAACTCAAGGCGTCGATCGAGTCCGTCACCATCCACCTCGACGCCGACGGCGTCTGAAACAGGAGACCCGATGAACGTCAATCTCGATGCGGCCTACTGGTTGGGCCTGCTCATTTCCGTCGTCCTGCCCGTCCTCGTCGGACTGGTCACGACCAGAGTCACCCACGCCGGCGTGAAGGCGGTCCTGCTGCTGGCGTTGTCGACGCTGAACGGGTTCCTCGTGGAGTTCGCTGCGGGTGGCCCCGGCTACGACGTGGGCACCGCTGCTGTGCTGGCGCTGGTGGCGTTCGCGACGGGCGTGCTGGCGCACTTCGGCTTGTGGAAGCCGGTCGGAGTGAGCGGTAAGGCGCAGGACTCGTTGGTGACGTCTGGCTCGCACGCTGCTGGCGTCTGATCGGAGTTGCACGTGCCGGATGAGCTGACGCTCGGCGAGTTGGCCCGCCGCCTGGACGATCGCACGGGCGACATTCGGGATGACATTCGGGGCCTGTCTGAGGAGATGGCCAAGAAGGTCGACCAGCGGCTGTATGACATCCGGCACGATGCGCTCGCCGCTCGGGTGGCGACGTTGGAGACGCTCAGGGAGAAGGACGCTGAGAAGCTCATCGCGACGCGCCGTTGGCTGATTGGTGCGGTGATTGTGCCACTGGTCGCAATCCTCCTGCCGATGGTCATCCTGCTGGCTCGGGGGTCTGGGTCGTGAGCCGGGCGCAGGTGCGGGCGGAGGAGCGTCGGGGGCGTCGCGGTGACGTGTGGGCGGTCGTGGGCGCGGTGGCTTTGGGGGCGGTGCTGGCGTGGATTGTGCTGACGATTCAGGGTGTGACGCACGATCTGCACGAGGAGCGGGAGTACAACCGGCTGTTGGCGCAGCAGGTGCGGGATCTGGGCGGGAAGCCGATCAAGGGGCCGCCGGGTGAGCCGGGTGCTTCGGTGACGGGTCCGCCCGGCCCGCAGGGGGAGCCGGGGTCGCCGGGCGTGGACGGGGAGCCGGGCCCGTCGGGGAGTCCGGGTAAGGCGGGGGCGGACGGCGTCGATGGTTCTGACGGTAAGGCCGGGGAGCCCGGAGCCGTCGGCGCTTCGGGTCCGGCTGGTCCTGCTGGTCCTCCGGGTCCGCAGGGTGAGCCGGGTCCGCCTGGGCCTCAGGGCGAGCCGGGCGTGGACGGGGCGGACGGGGAGGATGGGCAGACGTGCCCGGACGGCTACAGCTTGCAGGCTCCGGCGTATGACGAGGCTGCGCTGGTGTGCCGCCGGGATGGGGCGCCGGATCCTGAGGAGCCGGGTGGTGGTCCGCAGGCGGCTGGGGCGTTGGATCCGCAGCGCCGCGTGTACGCGTAGGGGTGGTGGTCGTGGCTCGGATGCTGGGTCGTCGTGTGTGGCGTGGCCAGACGCTCGAAGATGCGCCGTTGCGCCGCAAGCATTGGCGGGTACGGGAGAAGCGGGAGTGGCGGCGGGAATCGCTTCGGGAAACGCCGAAGCGATGCGCTGACCAGCAAGAACTTCAGTTTGGATAATATACAAACTGAAACTCCGCCCCTCGGATCCCCCAACCCTGGGAAGTCTGGGAAGTTCGTTACTGGTTCCCCTTGGGAGCGGCACTCCGCGTAGTTCACGCTGGTCTCATGACCGTCATCGACTTCAACGAGCGGCGCCGCAAAAGCGAACAGCCGAAGCCCGACTACGTCACCTGCGAGTGCGGGGAGGCGTGGTTCGAACTGCGCGGCAACCATCCGAAGATGCCCGAGCACGGGGCGGTGGTGCTGCGTCCGGATGGCACGATCAGCGGGTACGCGGGGACGCCGTGCTGCGTCGGCTGCGGGAAGGCTGCCGTGGTGCGGCCGACCGCGACGTGATCACGCCGCTTCGACGACGTCGGTCCGCTCCGCCGCCACCGCAACCGTCCACTCCGCCACCAACTCCGCATACCTGACCCGAGCATCCCCATACAGGCGCCCTTGAGCAGCCTGCACAAGCCGCCGAATCTCCTCATTCACGACGGCAGCAGAGCGCACACCGCCAAGGGCGGAAGGGTTGGGGGACATGCTGTCAGCCTATCTAGCGACGCCCTCAAACACGCATCGGCCACCGACCAAAAACAGGCCTCCCCACACCCGGCCCCCGCCCGCTAAGCTCCCCCCATCGCCCCGAGGCCCCGACGCCTTGGGGCGCTCTACTGTCGGGAGTAGAAGACCATGCTGTACCGCGTCACCTACCGCATCCTGCCCGCCGGAACGGGGCCGGACGACTACGAACCCGCCGACCTCGCAACCGGTGAAGTCGTTGTCGAGCTCGACGACCCCGAGCCGGTCGGTGTCATCAGCGGCGGCAGCATCCTGTCGTACGGCCCCCACCACCGAGACGTCGTCAAGGCAGTCACCGAAGCCGCGCAGTTGAAGCCCGGCGACGAGCCCCTCATCCGCGACTGCACCCCCGCCTAGACCCGCCGCTCCGCATCCTCCAACCGGGCCCGATAGTAAGCATGGTCGCGCGGGAACCCCGCCAGCGCAGGCAGCGCTTCACGAAACCCAGCCGCCGCATCCGCCCACCGCTGGCACGCGTACGCCGCATCCGCCGCATTCAACCGCGCCCTCGCCGCGTCCAGCCAGTACAACCAGCCCGGCCGCTCCTGTTCGTCCGGCACCTGTAGTGCCAGCCCGTGGGCCTCCTCGGCGAGGCGTACGGCACGATCCCGCTCACCCAACTGGGCTGCGGCCATCGCTTCCTGGTGCACTGCTACGGCCTCGGCTGCGGGGGACAGTGGGCGCGGGCCGGCGAACCGGGCGCCCTCCGCAGTGCGTAGGGCGCGGACGGGATCCCCGTACTCCAGCGAGTAGTGCGCGCGGACGCGTTGCGCCCACGACGCCATGTCCGGGTGCCCGCCGTCGACAGCCCACCCGTGGGCGAGGTCAATCCAGGCGAGGGCGGGGCCGTGCTTGTTCTCCTGCCACGCCACCCAGCTGAGCCAGTGCGCGTGCTCCGCGGCGAGCAACAGCAGCCGGTCGGCGGCCAGCCCGCTCGTGCCAGGCAACAGTGCGGTCACCTGGTCGAGTTGCGCGCGAACGACAGGCCACAGGGCCAGCCCGCCGACCTCGTCTTCGGCACGCCGATGCTGCGCAAGGACGACACCAATCCAGTCCGCGGTACGCAGGTCCGCCCGTCCTCGGGTATGGGCGTGCGCGATCCGCTCCCGCAACTCGGCGGACGGCGACCACTCATCCGGGCCGAAGCGGACGGGGAGCCCAGTGAGTTCTGCTGGCACGTTCAGCCCTTCAGTCATTCGGGCGATCAGCTCAGCGGACGTGACGCGTTTTCGGCCCGACTCGATGGCGGAGATGTAGGGCTGCGGCACCCCGATGAGGGGTTCCAGGCCGCGCTGCGACAGGCCGGACGCCCGCCGGTATTCGCGGAGGATTACAGCCCAGTCCTGGCGCGCCCAGGCGGCGCGTAAGCGGACGTCTGCCCAGGGTGTCTGACCACTCATACGGGGACGATACGCCGCCCTGATATGCGGTGTGTATCGAATCGTGTTGGCCAAGTCACCAACCTGTTGTCTCAATCACACCGAGTCGGGTCGGGGAGAGAGAACACGCATGGCCAGAACCAGCGCAGACGCAACGCCTGTCGGCTACGCCTACTGCTCGTGGCACCAGGGCTACGCCCGCGACGCACGGCTTGTACGGCAACCACCGGACCAAGGGTCAGGGCCGGCACCGCAGGGCCTGTTCGCATGCGCGCCTTGCCGCCAGGCGTACAACCTCGTACCGCTGGAGGACCGGTCATGACCACTCGCGTCGAGCTACCACCGGTTGAGCAGCTGTCGTACGGGCAGTACAACGGGCTGGCCTGCGTCTGGTGCGGGACGAACCTCACCACCGGCGCGGTCAGTGCCGGGATAGCGCGCGGCCAGATGGGCGCCCACATCCTCGACACCGAGGTGTACGCCTGCCCCGAACACGCCGACGGACCAGCCCCCGCAGGAGACACGCCATGAGCAAGAAGACCCTCCCCCGGCCGACACCGACCGGCCCGCTCGGGCACGGCTACTGCTGGAAGACGCACCCGAACCGGGGCGTCCACTGCACCCAGCCGATCGGGCATGAGGCCTAGGGCGTCGAGCACCTCTACCCGTACGTGCGACCTGAGATCCGCTGGCGCTGACAGCTTCCGCCGCCCCGTCTTCCCTCGGCGGCGGGAGACCGCCCCTCGTGCCGACAGAGGGGCGATGGTGGCCCGCGAGCCGGTCTAACCCCCGAGCCGGCTGCGGGTCACCGCACCAGATCCGACAGGGGCACGTTGAGGGCGTACGAGACGCGAATCAAGTTGTCGAGCTTCGCACTCGCCCGACCCTGCTCAATCCGGTTCACGGCCTGGCGGTCCAGCCCGGCTAACTCGGCGAGCCGTTCTTGGGTGAGGTTGGCGTGCAGGCGTGCGGCCCGGATCTGCTCGCCAACGGCCCGGCGGCGGTCGAAGACCCAGTCATCGGGCGGTGGGGCGGAATACACCCGCTCACGCTGGCGTGATCAACCACGGATGTCTGTATCGTGCACCGTACATTCCTGGATCAAGACGAACCCATGATCGCAAGACCCGTGAACGGAAAACACACGATCCAGTGACTCCAGGACTACCCGCCCACCCTGGGGTTAAGCGGTTACTGGATGGGCGTCACAGACCGGTCGGCTCCGCATAGCCCCCAGGCTCGCGGCGGCCGACCCCGGAGCCCCCGGCCCCACAGCGGACCGGGGGCTCCGCCCTACACCAACCAGACGATCTCAATCGTGTCCGTGTCGAGAAGCATGTTCCTCGGTAGGCGGCCCTTCCGGGCGGGATGCAGCCGCACCGTCATCATGTACGAGATCACCGCCCGCTGCCGCGACAGATCCCACTTGCCCCACTCCTCCACCATGTCGTCCGCCGCAAGCAACCCAGCCACGGGGTTCACCTCCACCGCCCGCGACAGGACGCCTTCCGCAGCCTCCAGGCGCTCTCTCGCAAGCTTTGAAGCGATCCGCCACTCCGGCATGCTCATCGCCCCCGAACCAAGCTCCTGCGCCAGCTCATCCAACGTCTGACGGGCCTGCCGGATCGTGGCCTGAGCACCCCGCACATCCACCGGATCCTGCTTGTGCGCGAATATGTCTCCCGCATCGGGCCGCGCCAGCCGCTTCATCAGATTGGCCTGCACGAAGTCGTCCAACGGCTCAGCCTTCCGCACCACATGCTGACCCGCACGACAGCCATACGCGACTAGGTACCTGCCGCCAGCGCGATTGCTGGTCATGCACCGCACGGTCGCCCCGCACGGCCCACACACGTACAAGCCCGACCCGAGATACTTCCGCTCGTTCCCCGGTGTTGTACGCCGCCCCGGATCGTCGAGCAACGACACCAGACTCCGCCACGTCGGCTCATCCAGCGGACCGGGCCAGCCAGCAGGGCCGGCCTCTTTCCCGCGGTGCACGAGGATGCCCGCGTTCCTGGGACGGCGAAGCATCGCCCCGACCTCGGGGCCCTCCCAGTCGCTGCCCGTGCTCGTGAGGACCGGCGGGTTCATCCGGTTCCACTCGGCGGCGATGGCGCGCAGCGACCCGCCTGCGAGGATGGTGTCTGCGGCTTCCCGGATCCGCTGGAATTCGCTGCCTTCGGCCACAGTGGCGGCGTGCCCGCACTGGCGGCACACCATCCACGTGTACCGGCTGTGGGGGGCGTGGCAGTGGTTGCAGGCCCAGCCGTCGAGGTTGTCGTCTCGGCCGCACTCCCCGCACTTGATGACCATCCGGAAGCCGTCTGGGTCGTCCTGCCCGCACGGCAGGCAGATCAGGGACCGCGGGGTGACGCCGTCAGCTTCCCACCCGAAGGGGCGACGCCCGCCGAAGAACTTCCCGTCGCGGGCCATCTCGTCCCGCTTGCGTTTCTGCCGCTCCACCATCCGCTCAACCTCGTAGCGGGCCTGCACGCCCAGCTGCCGGGCGATCATCCGGCCGGTGGCCGTGGACAGGTCCAGCACTCCGGCCTTGACCGTGCGGGTCTGTACGGCGCGTGGCTCGCACACGTCGATGTACTCCTCCAGTTCGGCCGGGGAGCGGTGGAGGCGGTCGGTGTGCCAGGCGAGGACGATGTCTGCCCGCCCGGCGCGGAGGTCGGCGAGGAGCTTCTGATATCCGGGGCGCGGCTTACCCGAGTAGGCGGAGAGGTCGTTGTCGCTGTAGACGGCGACGACGTCGAGGCCGAGGCTGGCGGCGAGGACTTCGCAGTCTTCGCGTTGGCGGCCGACGCCGAGGCCGGCGCCTTCGCGGTCGCGGCTGATGCGGCAGTAGATGATCGCGCGGGTTGGGATGCCGGGTGCGTGGGTGGGCATGGTTCAGGGTGGCACAGTAATACTGCGTTTGTCTCAGGTTCGCTAGGTCGAAGCCCACTGGAAGGCAGTATTAAAGCCGCAGGCTGTGGGCCTGCGGCTTCAAAGTGTGGGGGGTTGGGTGGAGCTAGCGGGCTTCGGGCCAGTTCTGCGCCCACCAGCCCTCGGTCACGATCCGCCGGAACAGTTCGAGCAGCTCGTCCCTGGCCTGCTCACTGACGTGCTCCTTGGAAGCGAGCCAGGTGAAGGAACCTTCCTGCTCCACTCCCGCGATGGCCCGCCCGCCAGGGAGGCTGCCGACCAGTTCCATCCGGATCTCCGGCTGCGGTCGCGCCTGCTGTGACTCGCTGTCACTCTGCCGGGTTTCCTCGTCCGCCATTCGCACTCCGCCTCCCTGCTCAAACCCAGGCGCTCGGACATACGTACGAGCGCCCAGTTGAGGTGATCCCCTTTGCGCCCCCAGGCGGATCACCGACTGTGTCACACCGATCAGCGTGTGACCAGAGGGAATCAGCCAGTGACAGAAAGTCGTACTATTCGCCCGACTTATCGTCACTCTGCGTGCGCCTACGGGCAAAGGTTTCCGCGATTGCGGCGAACTGCCGGCGCTCTTCCTCGGTCATCTCCTCGGCGCGGGCCACGATCAGACGAGTCGTGAGGTCTCCACTCCATACGACGGAGGCGTCGGCGGCCGGGTCGTAGCCGAAGAACTGGATCGAGGCCGCCCTCTGCAACTCCTTCAAGGGGAGTCCGTAGCCGGCGGCGATGGCCTTGAGGCGGTGTTCCTTGGGCGGGTCGACGGGCTTGCCGAGTTCCACCTTGGAGAGCCAGCCGAACTTTGCCTGCTCGCCGCTGTCTGGGTCGATGCAGATCTTTTCCATGTCGCGCAGGCTCTTGCCGAGCTCGGCGCGCCGAGCCTTCAGCAGGTCGGCGAAGTCGGTCCGCTGCTCAGTCATGGCGTGCATTGTGCCCCTTCTCTGTCCCCGTAGTGACGCCCGATGTCTACGTTACGGTTTTTGATCACTGAGTAAATGCCAGGTCAGCGGACGCAACCGTTTGTGGCTCCGCACAGAGTGTCTACGGAAACGCCTCACGGCGCCATCCCTTCCGGATGTGATGACCGGATCCTGACTCGATGTGCGTTTTCGTAGACAGCACGTCTACGAGTGTGTACTGTCGTTCTTGTTCACGGAAACGCACACAGCGTCTACGGAGGTAGCCAGGTGCGGCCCCAACAGGAATACATGGTCCTCGTGAGCAGCGACCTGCTGGTCATGCTCATGGAGCGCACCGGAGACGGACGCGAAGTCAGCGTCCGAGAACTCGCCGACGCGGCCGGATGCCACCCCAGCAAGATCGACGCCCTGCGCAACGGGCGACGCAAGAAGTCCCTCTACGACGAGGCAACGGCAATTGCCAAACGGCTTGGAGTAGACCTCCTCGTCCTCTGGGCCCACACCGGCCGAACCGTCGAAGCCCCCGCCGAGCCCACACACATCGCCGCGGTGCCGGCATGACGGCCCCGTTCTCCTTCGAGAAGGCCCTGCGCACTATCGGCGAGGCCGGCCTGCGCGCGGCGGAGCGGAACGCGGCCGAGGCGCCGCCGATCAGCCCGGAGATTCGGGCGAAGGTCCGCGCGGTCGTCCTGTCGGCTCGGGTCTCACGCCCGCAGCGCGCGGCTGACGCCGCCTGATCCCACCCACGCCGAAGGGCCGCCCCCTTAGCCCGGATGACGGCCCCCGACTCGGCGTCAACCCCACTCATCACAGAAAGCGAGGCGTTCGCCTTGAACGCATCATCTCAGACCCAGACCGACCAGATCATGGCCGCCTTGTCGGTGGCGGAGAAGCTGGCAGCCGCGTCGCCCGTCGCCCCGACGAGCTTGCAGATCAGCAGCAACAGCTTCGACGCCGAGCCGGGGTGCTACGTCCGGCCGATCGGTGTGGAGCTGTACTTCCACCTCTCCGTGGACAAGGTCGGCGAGTTCGCCGGGGCCTTCGGTGCGGACGTGCGGGAGCGTCCGCGTGAGGGTGAGTGGTCGCTCTTCACGTACGCGGATGGCTTGTTGGACGGGGTTCCGTTCCGGGCGTGGACGCTGACGAACGAGCCGGTTGCGCAGGTGGCGGCATGAGTGAGTCGATTACGAATCTGTCGGATGCGGTGGCCGCGTTGGGTGCGCTGCCGATGCCGGTCGGGCCGCAGATGCCGGACTTCCCGCCGCCGCCCGAGACCGAGGTGGAGAAGCTCCGCGCCGAGAGGGCGCGCCTGCAAGCTCTCCTCGCTGAGGCAGTCGCCGATGTGCACCGGGCTCGCCGTGAGCGGGACGAGATGCGGGAGCGGGTGTCGGAGCCGTACGGCTGCACCCACTGCGGCATCACGAAGCGGTCGCACGGTCGTCGATGGACGACGGGCGTGGGGTCCCACGCGTGGACCGCGCCGTCGGAGGACCAGATCGTGGAGCGGATGAAGGCCCGGCGCACGGTGCGCCTGGCGGCTCGTGCGCACCAGTTGGGGCGGCTGCGGGCTCAGGTTGAGGCGCTGCTTGTGGAGCGGCACTCGACGAACGAGGCGCTCGACGACGCGGTGCAGGCCCTCCGGGCGAAGCAGTCGTCGGACAGCTCGTACTCGACCGCGCTGCCGTGGGCGGCGCTCATGGACGACGAGGATCTGGCTGAGTTCCTCGACGAGTTGGCGGATGCTGCGACGACGAACGTGGACGCGGTGACGCGGCTGGCTGAGGTTGAGCGGGCGTGTGGCACGTGGCGTCTGATTGCTGAGGCGCAGCACGGGCACAACACGGCGCCGGGCCCGGATGCGATGACGCGGGTGTTCGTGCCGGTGGCGTCGTTGCGTGAGCCGGAGGGCGAGTTCTACGGGGTCGTGCACCACGACTACAAGGTGGGCCACGACCTGCCCGAGACGGGCGGTGCATCGTGACCGCCGCTACATGGCCGTTCGGTACGGACGCCAAGCAAGACGACCCGCTGACCGCTCTGCGGATCCCGGTCGTCGACAGCTTCAACCCCAACTGGAAGTACGTGGCCGCGTACATCGACGTGGACACCACGCCCTACAGCTGGGGCAGCAACGAACGGCCCACCGATGCCGAGGCCGCGATGCTCGCCTCGTTCATCGAGGAGTACAAGCACCACTGGTTCAACGACTGGTACAAGGCGAAGCTTCTGGAGCGTCCGCTCGACGTCGACTCCGGCTGCAACACCACGGTGTTCATCAAGTACGGCGCCAACGACTGGGGCTACCGCCGGTGCTCGTGGACATACGGGCCGCTGTTCGTGCCTGTCGGCCCCAACCTGCGGGGCGGCGACCACGACCGTAGCAAGCCGTCCGGGCCGCTCTCGCTGGAGCAGGTCATGGATCGCAGTCACACGATCGTCGACGATGCCATGCCGCACTGGTTGCAGTGGAAGGCGGACCACCCCGCGATCTTCGGGGGCGCCCAATGAGTGGCCTGTCTGTCGGCGAGTGGTTCTTCCTCGCGCTCGGTACCGCAGGGTTCGCGCGTTTCGGCTGGTGTCTGGTCTGGCTGATCGGCACGGAGGCTCCGATGCCCGCCCCGGTGGAGCGCGCTCTGGACGCGGTCGTCGGGTTCGTGTTCGCCGCTGCTGCGGCTGTTCGCAGGCAGGCCCTCACCGCTGCCGCGCTCCTTGCTCTTCTCCTCCCCACCAGCCCGGAAGGGGCCCGGTCATGAGTCATTCCAGCAAGCCGCCGTTGTCGTTCGAGACGGGCGCCAACCATCTGCACGGCGTCCTGCGCGTCGACCAGATCCGCACCGACACCTTCACCCAGCTTGTGCAGCACTGGGGTGACCCGCAGTCCCGTGACGACGTCATCGACGCCCTCGACGAGCTGGCCGCCATCGTCTGCGGCGTGGCCCGTGAGGGCGAGTTGGACGCGGCGGTGGAGCAGGTTGAGGACGTGGCGGGGATGGATACCGCGCACGTCGAGGTGGATGCGTTCGACGTTCGCCGCCTCCTCGCCGAACTCACGGCGGTCGAGCGGGTCACCAGCCGGTTCCGGAAGGGCGCGTCGGAGATCAAGCATCCGGTGATGCGGGCGACCCGCCAGCACTTCGCCGTGAACCCGCTGCCCGAGCAGCGCCAGATCGGCGGTGCGGCATGAGCGAGTACCCCGAGATCGCGGCTCGCTTCGCCCGTCACGCGATGACCGTGTTGCACGAGGACGGGCTGTACCGGCACCTGCGGTTCGAGGGCGACGCGGAGTCTCCGCTCGGCCGCTACCCGAGCTACCCGTTCGAGCTGATCACGTGGCCGTACAACCTCGTCGTCAAGGCCGGGTGGGTCTTCCACTTCGACATCGACGCCACCCCGGACATGTTCGTCCTGTTCCGGAAGACCGCGCTGACCGGGCAGATCAACCCCGGTTACTGGTCGGAGAAGGTCCGCGCCGGGCGCGACGAGGTCGACGGCTTCGACCTGGAGCTGTTCGAGCAGCAGGTCAAGCGGTACGTCGTCCACTCCATCCGTGAGGGCGACGCCCCGCGCGGCATTGGTGCTGAGGTCACCCGCGAGATCTTCGAGCTCGGTGACATCAGCCATGAGGCGGGCGCCCGTGAGGCGCTGTCGGACTTCCGCTACGAGGGCTGGGACTTCGGTGACCTGCCGGAGTGGGACTTCACCGACTACACGCCGGGCTTCCTGCACTGCTGCTACGCGATCCGCCAGGGCATCGACGTGTGGGACGCCGCCCGGAAGGCGGTGGCGGCATGAACGCCCGCGAAGTCCTCGAAGGGATGATCCGCATCGAGCGGGGCGACATGACCGTCCACTCGCCGGTGGAGGTCCAGGCTCGTCTCGACGCCTACCGCGCCGAGGTTCTCGCCGAGGCCGACCTGCTGCCCAAGGCGCACGTCGTGGCCTGGCTGACGAAGAAGGCCCGCGAGGACACGCCGGTGTGGCAGCTCGCGTCGAAGGTCGATCGGGGCGCGGTCCGCCCGGACAACCTGCGGATGCTGCCCGCCACGTTCTTCGAGGCTGGCCACACCTACACCGATGGCACGGGCTACAGCGCGCCTGAGGTCACCACCGTGTTCCGTGTCGAGCACGTCACTCGCCATCCCGACCGGGGCCACCTTCGCGCCATCGGCTGGTCCCGCTCGGGTGAGCCTGGCGCGAGCTGGCACGGCGACTTCCGGGACGAGGGCGAGTTCGACGGCTGGACCGACGTCACCGAGTCCGCCGAGTGACCGCCCGCCGGGTTTGGGCCGCCGCGCATTGGGCGGCCGTCACCCTCATCGCCCTCTGCGCCACCGAGGCAACCCCGGTCGACGGCTGGCATGCCAGCACGGTCACCGCTGTCGGAGTCGGCCTCATCGGATACGCCACCGCACCACACCCGAACGGAGCCCAACGATGACGACCGTCACGTCCGCCGGCCCCACCGGGCGCCTCGCCTACCTCCTCGACGCCATCCGCGTACAAGGCGGGCGCTGGACCACCAGCAAGGCATTCAACGCCTACCGCAGCCTGCCGCAACTCGCCGCACTGGGGCCGGGCCAGATCCGCATCGTCGCCCGCGGTGACCTCCGCGACCTCGCCGCGTGGGGCTGGCTCACCGCCCACGACGACACCGGCCGCCGCGAGTACACCCTCAACACCCGAAAGGACCACCAGTGACCCGCCTGACCGAACAGCAGGTTGGCTTCCTGCTGCAGCCCATCGCCAGCAACCGCGTCCGCAACCTGCGGGGCATGTCCCACCTCGAAGCGTGGGACGTCCGCCGCCAACTGATCCGCATCTTCGGCTTCGAGGGGTTCACTGTCGAAACCCTCTCCCTGGAACTCGTCGCCGAGCGGGAGACGAAGCAAGGCGACCGGTCCCGATGGACGATCGTCTACCGGGCCCAGGTCAGGCTCACGATCAAGACCGTCGACGGCACACCGATCGCTGTCTTCGAGGACGCTGCAGCCGGTGACGCGGTCAACCAGCCGTCGATCGGAGACGCGCACGACCTCGCCATGAAGACCGCCCTGTCGCAGGCACTCAAGCGGTGCGCGGTCAACCTCGGCGACCAGTTCGGGCTGTCGCTCTACAACGACGGCTCACAAAACGCGGTAGTCATGCGGTCACTGGCGTACATGGGCGAGCCCGTGAAGGAGTCGGAGGACGCCCCGGTGCAGCCGGAGCCGACCCCGCAGACGCCGACGGTCGTACCCAATCCGACCGACCAGGACCGCGACCCCAACCCCGCCGCCGAGCCGACGACGCCGACCGAGCAGGGCAACACGGAGTGGCAGGCCGCCCTCGACGAGATGCGGCAGATGGCCGCCGCCATCAACTTCGCCGACGGTCTCCCCGGTCAGTTCGTCGCCACCTTCGGCCACCCCATCGAGCAGGGCACCGCCGACGAGTTCCGCGAGGCCACCGCGCTCATGCGCGGCACCGCCGCCGCCTAACCCAGCCGCACACCAAAAGGGGCGCCCCGCGGCTATCGGGGCGCCCCGCCCACCAGGAGACCACATGAACGTGAAGGAAGCAGCGGCCAGGGCCGCTGTCCTCGACACCCTCCACAAGGCCATCGGCGACGAGCTGAAGGCCGCCAAGCGCGACCTGGAGGACGGGCTGCGGGCCGCGAAGGCAGAGACCGGAACCCAGAAGGTCGCCATCAGCCTCGACGAGCAGCAGGACATCGGCACCGCCAGCCTCGTCCAGCCGGCCGCCGCGGCCGTCGTCGCCGACGTCGAGAAGTTCAAGGCGTGGGTGATGGACCACTACGCGAGCGAGATCGAGCGGAAGTTCGTCACCGAGGTCCGTGCCTCGTTCACCGCCCGTCTGCTGAAGGAGATGACCGCCGCCGGGGTGGCGCAGTGGGCCGACCCGGAGACGGGCGAGATCCACGATGTGCCGGGTGTGGAGATGCAGGGCCGGGCGGCGTACACGCGGCTGACGGTGCCGACTGCGGGCAAGCAGGCGATCGGGCAGGCGTGGCAGTCGGGCGCGCTCTCGCATCTGGTGCTTCCGCAGCTCACCGCCGGAGGTGCCGAGTGACCGCCCTCGTGCAGCCCGACCTCGCCGGGCACGTCGAACTCCCCTGGCACCGCGGGCCACTCGCCTCGTACGACTGCGAGACGAGCGGCCTCAACATCGGCGAGGACCGCATCGTCACAGCCGCCCTGATCCGACCCAACGGGGAGACCCGCCGCTGGTTCTCCGACGCTGACGGCGTCGAGATCCCCGAGGCCGCCAGCAACATCCACGGCTACACCACCGATGTCGTACGGGCCAAGGGGCACCCCGCAAAGCAGGTCGTCGAGGAGATCACCGACGCGCTCGCCGGAGAACTCTCAGCCGGCCGCGCGGCGCTGGTTGTGATGAACGCCCCGTTCGACCTGAGCCTGTTGGACGCGGAGTGCGCCCGGCATGGCGTGCCGACGATCGCTGAGCGGATCGGCGCCGTCGCACCGATCGTGGACCCCCTCGTTCTCGACCGGGCGGCGGACAAGTACCGGTCTGGTCGCCGGAATCTGGAGACGCTCGCCAAGCACTACGGCGTGACGCTCACGGACGCGCACCAGGCGGACGCCGATGCCCAGGCCGCGCTCGCTGTGGCGCGGCGGATCGCGGAGGAGCACCCGAAGGTGCAGGTACCTGCGCGGGTGCTGCACGGCTGGCAGGTGCAGTGGCACGCGCGGTGGGCTGCGGACCGCGAGGCGTTCCTGGCACGGAAGGGCAAGACGGAGTCGGTCGACGGCACGTGGCCGATCCGCCCCGTCCCGGCGGGAGGTGCGGCATGAGGTTCCCGTTCGTTCCCCGCGCCTGGCACAACGCCGCTATCGCCCGACTCACCGCCGAACGCAACCAGCTCGCCAAGGACCTCGCCGCGGCCGAGAAGGACCTCGCCGCGACTGAGGCGGAGTTGGTCGGCGTCTCGGAGAAGTACACCGACACCGCCATCGTCAACGACTGCCTCACCGACGATCTCAGTAAGGCCCGCGCCCGGCTCGCCGAGTACGGCAGCCGCCGCACCACCGCGGAGGTTCTCGAAGAGCACGACGTCCACCGCAAGGCGCTCGCTGACGCGCTCGGCCCCCAGAAGTACCACCTGAACTGGGACCAGCTGATCGACGAGGTCACCCGTCTCAACAAGGCGGCGCACGCCTGGAAGGCCGACTACGAGGCCGAGAAGAAGCGGGCCGACCACCTGGAGACGGACAGCGAGACCGGGCGCCTGAAGCGCCGTGTGGCCCATCTGCAACGGCAGCTTGACGACGCCGTCGGCCTGCCGCCCGGCCGGATCGAGGACAGCAGCCGTTGGCAGCCCGGCTACAAGACCCCGGAGAAGGCGTCATGACCACCCTGCGCCGCTACCTGCGGCAAGTCATCGCTCCCAACGGCCGGCACCGCCCCCAGCCTGTGCTGCTGCCCGATGAGCCGATCCCCGCACCCGCCGAACCGGTCGTCGGTGCGGTCCTCTGCGAGGACGAGCTGGCACGGCTCCTCGACGAAGACGCCGCGGCACCGACGGAGTGCGCGCCGTGCCCGTGCTGCGACCGGATCACCGCGCACGCCATGAACCGCGACGGGACACGCCGCTGCTTTACCTGCGGCACCACTTCCAAGGGGGACTGAACCGTGGGCTACTACACCCGCGTCACCGGAGAGATCACCATCCAGCCGCCGCTCACCTGGCAGGAGTTCAAGGACAGCCCGTTCCTGCCCGGCAGCCCGAACGACAACGGCAACTACGACATCCGCCTGCGTGCCGACGAGGAGACCGTCGACACCGACGAAGGCCAGCTCGTCCGCAAGACCGCCAGCGTGGTGCTGCCCCGGTGGGACGACTCCTTCAAGGCGTACCACCTCGTCGAGCACGTACAGGCCGTGATCGACGCGTTCCCCGGCCACACGTTCACGGGCCGCCTGGAGTGCGAGGGCGAGGACAACGCCGACATGTGGCGGGTCGTCGTCCGTGATGGCCGCGCGGTGAAGGTTGAGCCGCGCATCGTCTGGCCGGACGAGGACGGTGCCCAGTGACCGCCCCGACCCTGTTCACCGTCGAGGCTCCGGCCGTCCCCGTGGCGGCCGGTCCCCGGCCCCTCGTCATCGGCGTCGACGCGAGCCTCAACAGCCTCGGCATCGCCGGAGCCGACTGGGCCGACGCCATCCGCCACCCCGGCCTCACCGGCCACGCCCGAATCGACTACCTCCGCCGCGAAGTCGCCGACCGCACCAAGGCCGCCGACCTCGTCGTCATCGAGGACGTCGCCCGCGGAGCCAAGGGCTCAGCCGTCCACCAGCTCGCCGGACTCTGGTGGGTCCTCACCACAGAACTCCACCGCCGCGGCATCCCCTTCGCCGTGGCCAACCCTCAGAGCCGCTACACCTACGCCACCGGCGTGGCCAACCCGGCCCGCGAGCACCCTCGCGACAAGCGGGCCCGGATCTGCAAGGGCATGGTCTGCTCGTTCGTCGTCGAGCAGCTGGGCATCTGGTGCGAGGGGCCTGGCAAGTACGACGCCGCGGACGCCGCGGTGTTCGCGGCGATGGGCTTGGACTGGCTGGGCTATCCGCTGGTTGATCTGCCGAAGCAGCAGCGGCGTGCGCTGGACGGCGTGCACTGGCCCACGCAGACCGTGGCGGCGGCGTCATGACTGTGCCGCAGATCTACACCGTGATCGTCCTCGCCGCCCTCGGCGCCACCGTCTGCGCCTGGCAGGTCTACCGCGCCCTCCGCGAACCGTCGGAACGGGACCGCATCATCCGCGAGGCCCGCGCCCGGACCGGCCTCCCGCCCGCCGCACCCGACAACGTCCCCGGCGTCAACGGCGCCGACCTCGACGAGTGCGAACTCATCTGGGCCACACCCAACACCGCCGGCCTCGACCGACTCCGCCAAGCCCTACGCGACGAGCAGCAGAACGGAGGAACCGACTGATGCTGTTCAACCGCCGCACCCTCGCCGCGGACTCCACCGACGGCTTCGCCGGCGCCGGAGGATCCTCCACCGGCATCCGCCAAGCCGGAGGCACCGTCCGCACCGCACTCAACCACTGGCGCCTCGCCGTCGACGTCCACAACGCCAACCACCCCGACACCGACCACGACTGCGCCGACATCTCCCAGGTCGACCCGCGCCGCTACCCGACGACGACGTTCGCGTGGTTCTCCCCGTCCTGCACCA